AAACAATTTAAAAAAAGATTATAAGTCGGCTGTTGTTGTTGGCTACAGAGATGTAGCTGACGTCCTGACTCCACACTTCAATATAACGGAGTTGTTGAGTTAGTTGTTGTACCCTCTGAGTAGAAATACTCAGGGGGTTTTTTATTTCCCCAAATATTTTACCTAAAAAATTTATATGCAAAACACAGAAAGCAATTTTCTATACCATGCTCCATGCGAGGTATGTAATTCTAAAGATAACAAAGCAGTTTATGATGATGGACACACATATTGCTTTGGCTGTCAAACAACAACTAAAGAAGGAGACAATTCATTGCAACAAACATACACACCTATTAATACTGATTTTATTCAAGGTCAGATAACTCCCTTAACAAAAAGAAAAATAGATACTAATACAGTACAAAAATACAAGTATGAAACTGGTACACATAATAATCAGCCAGTACAAATTGCAAACTATTATAATAAAGACAAACAATTAGTAGCACAGAAACTACGTTACCCTGATAAAACTTTTCAATGGGTAGGTGACAGTAAACAAGCAGGTTTATTTGGTCAGCAACTTTGGAGAGATAAAGGACGTATGATAATCGTCACTGAAGGTGAAGTCGATTGTCTATCTGTAAGTAAAACTAATCAAAATAAATTTCCAGTAGTAAGTATTAAAACTGGTGCGGCAGGAGCTAAAAAAGATATAGCTAAAGAGCTTGAGTTTTTAGAAGGCTATGAGTCTGTCGTATTGATGTTTGACCAAGATGATGCAGGTCAAAAAGCGGCACTAGAATGTGCTAAATTATTTTCCCCAAACAAAGCAAAGATTTGTACCTTACCTCTTAAAGACGCTAACGAAATGTTAGTAGCAGGTAAAGTAAAAGAATTAACTGACTGCATATTTTCAAGTAAAGAATATAAACCTGATGGAATCGTATTAGGTTCTGATTTATGGAATGAGATTAAGAAGGAAGACAAGTATGTCAGTGTTGATTATCCATTTCCTAGTCTTAATATAAAAACACATGGTCTTAGAAAAGGTGAGTTAGTTACAATAACAGCAGGTAGTGGAGTAGGTAAGAGTTCATTCTGTAGGCATGTCGCTTTAGATTTATTAAAGAAAGATTTTAAGGTTGGTTACATAGCATTAGAAGAAAGCGTTAAGCGTTCAGCACTAGGTATTATGGGTGTGGAATTAAAGAAGCCATTACATTTAACAAGAGAAGGAGTAGATGAACAACAACTGGAAACCATCTTTAAATCAACTGTTGGTAATGGGAATTTTTATTTATATAATCACTTCGGTTCTACCATTGCTGATAACTTACTTAATAAAATAAGATACTTAGCTAAATCATGTGAGGTAGACTTTGTTATCTTAGACCACTTACACATGGCTCTATCAGCATTAGGTGATGAGCATACAAGTGATGAGCGTAAACTCATAGACTACACAGTATCTAAACTTAGGACATTAGTAGAAGAGACAGGCATAGGTATGATTTTAGTATCACATCTAAGCAGAACAAAAGATGGCAACAAGGGGTATGAAGACGGCGTTGCTGTTAGTATGAATAGTCTTAGAGGGTCAGCTAGTATTGGTCAGTTATCAGATTTAATTCTATCTATTTCAAGAGACTTACAAGATGAGAAAAATGTAGCTCAAGTCAACGTACTTAAAAATCGTTTTAGTGGAGAGACAGGTAAGGCTTGTCATTTATATTATGATTTAGAAACTGGTTGCTTGAATGAAGTTAAGGAGGACACAATTAATGAGTTCTAAATTGTGGACTGTAACAGAGGAGATTAGTAAAGCTATAAAGTTTGCAAAAGAAAATCCATTTCATAACGTAACAATAGAAGTACCTAATGCAAACACACAGATAGCCGCAGAGATAACACTGAACGAGTTATCAATGATTGATGAAGCGGCTTCAAGAGTTATCGTATCAATAGCCACAGTTCATTAATGGAAATTTGGGAAGCGTGGTTACTTGCAATGGTAACAATAAACACAGTTCAAAATGTAATAGTATTTTTTGTAGGAAGGAAATTTAAGCGTGAAAAAAAGAAAAGTTAAACTGCCTAGTATTCCATTTAACTATGGTTTCTATGTTGCTTATTGGAAAGACATTGAGTCAGACCCTTCATGGAAAGACATGTCAGATGTGTTGAAATCCAAACCATGCGTATGTGTTAGCACAGGTTGGCTCATAAAAAAAGATGAAGACGTACATATTTTAATGAGTGATTTTAATTATAAAAAAGATGAGACGTTAGGTGACGCAGGTTCTTCTACTGTCATTCCGTCATGTAATATTATTAAACTAATAAAGGTGGATATAAATGTCTAATTTACGAGTATTATCTCTAGGTGCAGGAGTACAAAGCACTACATTAGCGTTGATGATAGAAAAAGGCGAGATTGAGCCTGTAGATTTTGCAGTTTTTGCTGACACAAAACATGAAACTCAAGATACTTATGAACATTTAAAATTCTTAATAAATGAATGTAAATCTTTTGAAATAAAAATAGTTTCAGCAGGAGATTTGTTAAAAGATACTTTTGAAAAAATTATTCATATTCCATTTCATACAAAAGATATTGAAACAAATAAAGGTAGTTTAATAAGAAGACAATGTACCAACAATTATAAAATAACTCCTGTTTACAGAGAAATAAGAAAATATTTAGGATTAAAAAAAGGAGAGAGAAATAAAAAATCTAATGTCGAATTAATTATGGGTATTTCTTATGATGAATTATCAAGAATGACAACTAACAAGGTAAAATGGATAAAAAATAAATATCCTTTAGTTGATATAGAAATGAGAAGGAGCGGTTGTATACAGTGGTTAGAAAAAAATAATTATTCTGTACCACCTAGAAGTGCTTGTTATTTTTGTCCTTATAATTCTAAATCAAGGTGGTTAGATTTAAAAAATAATTATCCTGAATATTTTAATAAATCTATTGAAATAGATAAACAAATAAGAAATTTTAAAGGAAAAACTAATAGCATAAAACAAAATATGCAGTTGTTTGTTCATTCATCAAAAAAACCATTGGATAAAGTTAAGTTTGAGGAAAATAATAAACAAGAAGAATTTTCATTTTTAGATGAATGTAGTGGAATGTGTGGTAATTAATGTCTAGTTATGTATTTGATATTGAAACTGATGGATTACTTGATGATGTTTCTAAAATACATTGTCTTGTTTTAAAGAATATAGATACTCAAGAGATAACTTCTTATGAAAGAGAAGACTGGTACATTGGTACAAACAAATTAGAGAAAGCTGATTTAATTATCGGTCACAATATAATTAAGTATGACATTCCAGTATTAGAAAAATTATTCCAGTTTAAAACTGAGGCAAAAATTTTTGACACTTTAGTAGCAACTCGTTTGTTATACCCTGACGTTAGAGACCAAGATTTTAGACGTAAAGATTTTCCTACTAAAATGATAGGGCGTCATAGCCTTGCGGCGTGGGGTCATAGAATAGGTGAGTACAAACAATCTATTGAAACAGACTGGTCAGAATATACTCAGGAAATGTTAGAGTATTGTATTCAAGATGTTGAGGTAACACATTCTTTATATAATTTAATTGAGAAAAAAGGTTACTCAAAAGATGCTATGCAACTAGAGCATGATGTTGTTTCTATTATTCATAGACAAGAACAGCATGGCTTTACATTTAATACTGAAGGTGCGGAGAAATTATATTCTAAATTAAATGCTAGACGCATGGAATTAGAGGAGGAGTTTCAAAAATTATTCTTACCTATTACTACTAAAAGAATATCAGAGAAGACAGGTAAACAACTAAAAGATAAAGTAACTGTATTTAATCCTTCTAGTAGATTACATATAGCTGATAGGTTAACAACTAAGTATGGTTGGACGCCTAAAGAATATACAGCAGATGGTAAACCTAAATTAGATGATATAGTTTTAAGTAAGTTAAATTATCCTGAAGCAAAACTATTAGCGGAACATTTTTTATTAGATAAAAGAATAGCACAGATTGCTACAGGTACACAGGCATGGTTAAAGACTGAGAAGCATGGTAAAATACATGGGACTTGTAATACAAACTCAACTGTAACAGCAAGAGCTTCTCATTCGTTTCCAAATTTAGGACAAGTGCCAAGTGTATCTGTACCTTATGGTAAAGATTGTAGAGCATTATTTACAGTACCATTATCAAGGAAGTTAGTAGGTATAGATATTTCAGGACTTGAGGTACGCATGTTAGCTCACTTTATGTCTAAGTATGATGACGGAGAATATTCTAAAGTAGTTTTAGAAGGTGACATACATACAGAGACACAAAAACTAGCAGGACTAGAGTCAAGAAATATTGCTAAAGTTTTTTACTACGCATTTTTATATGGAAGTGGCGTGAAAAAAATAGCACAGATAACAGGTAAGAAAATAAAAGAAGCCTCAGCAATTCGTAAGAGGTTCTTAAATAATTTACCTGCATTAAATAAATTAATACAACAAGCACAGAAAGCGGCAGAGCGTGGATATATAATAGGTCTTGATAAAAGACATGTTAAGGTTCGCAGTTCTCACGCCGCATTGAATACTCTTCTACAAAGTTCAGGAAGTTTAGTATCAAAGCAGTGGTTGATTGAGTTTAATAAAGTAACAAAAGATATTCCAAATTGTCAGCAGGTAGTTTGGGTGCATGACGAAATACAAGTCGAGTGTGAAGAGAAAGACGCTGACTTGGTAGGAAGGTTAGCTGTCGAGTCTATTCAACGTTCAGGCGAACACTTCAATCTGCGTATTCCTCTTACTGGTGAATACAAAATAGGAAATAATTGGAGCGAGACACATTAATATGACAGCAAATTTTAAACCAGACCTAGCCTTTGGTGAAAGTCACGAACAAAAAATATTTAAAATACTTAACATGGATAAGTCTACTGTAGAAGTTAAGACTGAAAAGTTTGAGTCTTGGACTCGCAACGGTAACATGTGTATTGAAGTAGAATGTTATGGTAAGCCTAGCGGTGTATATCACCCTGCACATAAAAAGAACAAAGTAAAATATTGGATACATAATTTATGTGCCAAAGGTAATGAAAATTATTTAGGCTCGTTATTATTACCATTAAAGAATGTAAAAAAACTAGCAAAGAAATATCAAAATAAATACGTCATGGGTGGAGACAATCGTGCAAGTAAATTAATTCTTGTACCTTTATCAGAAGTATTTTCAGAAAAAAATTTTAACTAATCTATGCAGGAAAGGATAGTAAAATGAAGAGACGTTTATTAATAGATGGTGATATATTAATTTATAAAATCGCTACACAAAATGAAGTAGATACGCATTGGGGTGATGGCATGTGGACTCTTCATTGTGATGAGAACATTTGTAAAGCTCATGTTGATAGTACCTTAGATGATTTAATGAGAGACTTAGACGCTAACTCTTTTACGATAGCATTAACACATAAACATAATTTTAGAAAAGATGTGTTACCTTCCTATAAAGATAATCGCAAAGCTAAAAGAAAGCCAATGGTTCTTAATGCTTTAAGAGATTATGTAATAGAAAAATATAATGCAGTTGTATTTAAAAACTTAGAAGCTGATGATGTCTTAGGTATTTTAGCTACAGAAGACCATGATGAATACCGCATAATTGTTTCTATAGATAAAGACTTAAAACAAATACCTTCTGTAATTTCTAGTAATGGTTCTGATACTGAGAGTGTAACTCAAGGTCAAGCTGATTATTGGTTCATGTTACAAACATTAGCAGGTGACAAAGTTGACGGCTATGATGGTATTGCAGGGGTAGGGATTAAGACAGCCCAAAAAATATTAGGAGATAATACTAATGTTCCCCTCTTAGATTTATGGCAGAAAGTTGTGAGTGCGTATACTTCAAAAGGTTACACAGAGAAGGAAGCATTACAACAAGCTAGAGTTGCAAGAATATTAACAGACAAAGAATATAACAGAGAGACAGGAGAAGTAACATTATGGCAAGTAAAGTAACAAGTGATTTATTAGTTGAGGCAAATAAATTAGTAGGTGGAGATAGGCAAAAAGACTATGGTGATAAAGTAGAGAACCATAGTAACATAGCTAAGTTATGGTCAGCCTATTTAGATATTCCTGTTACTGCACATGATGTAGCTTTGATGATGGTTCTTTTAAAAATGGCTCGTACTAAACTAGGTGCAATAAGTAGAGATACTTATGTTGACATGGCGGCTTATGGTGCGATTGCAGGAGAGATAAAATTTAGGGAGGAGAAATGATAGATTATACAAGAGATGATTTATTAACTCACTTTGGTAAGACTACATTAAAAGATAGATACTTATTACCTGAAGAACAGTCACCACAAGACGCATTTATGAGAGCGGCTAAAGCCTTCTCAGATAATGATGAGATGGCTGAACGTATCTATAATTATTCTTCTAAGTTATGGTTTATGTTTTCTACTCCTATACTTACTAATGGTGGGACAAACAGAGGTCAGCCTATTTCGTGTTTCTTAAATTATGTTCCTGATAGTAGAGAAGGATTAACAGGACACTACACAGAGAACGCATGGTTAGCTTCTGTAGGTGGTGGTATTGGTGGTTACTGGGGAGATATAAGAAGTGATGGTACTGCTACGTCAGGCGGTAGTCAAAGCTCAGGGTCAATACCTTTTCTTCATGTAGTTGACTCAGAGATGTTAGCCTTTTCTCAAGGTAAAACTAGAAGAGGAAGTTACGCCGCTTACATGGATATTACACACCCTGAGATTATAGAGTTCTTAGACATGCGTAAACCTAGTGGTGGAGACGTTCACAGAAAATGTTTGAACCTACATCATGGCGTTAACATATCAAATGAGTTTATGCAGTTAATTGATAACTGTATTAGTGAACCAACGTATGACGATAGTTGGGATTTGATTGACCCTCATACAAAGAAGATAGTTAAAACTGTATCAGCTAGAGAGTTGTGGCAAAAGATTTTAGAAAATCGTGTAGCTACTGGTGAGCCTTACCTAAGTTTTAT